AACCATAAAAAAAGAGCAGGACTTCTCCATACCCACTCTTTTACGGAACAGTTTTCCCAGGACTCCTTGCTAAGTCCTCTGCTCCTAATTCCAATATATATCAGAATATTACAAAAGTATACAATTATTTTGGATTATACTCATAAGGTTTGCTGTTTATCTTTTCCCAGTGATGGTCAATATACTTTCTTACCCGTTCATCCTCTTCTTCTATCTCATCGAAAGCAATCTGGCGCATCCTTCCTTCCCCAAAGTCCATAACTTGCATCATGCGCTTTGGTCCTTCCCAATAGCTGAACATAAAGTGTAGATTCAGGCAGTTTGGACAGCGCATTTCTTCTTTGTATAAAGTTAAGTTTTTAGCTCTGCCAGTATTACCGCATTTCTCACATTTTCCAAGTTGCACGATAACCAGCTCCTTCTAATTACATTATATATTGTATAGGGTTACTAAGTAAGGTAATATCTAGGTGAGGGAGGCGGAGAGAGTGAAAAAATACATATTAATCATTGTGGCAACTGCTCTTATGTTAGTGGGTTGTAATAACAATTCTGAAGCTAAAGATATAGCTGAAAGCTATATGGACTCTGTAAGGAACGGAGAAGATTTTGAACTTATAATTACATCTGAATATAAGTTTATTGATGTATTTGAATATGACTATTTAAGAACTCTTGACGAAGTACGCAGGGAAGACTCATTAGAATTTAGTAGGGAGGTTTACGATCTTTTTCGAGAATTAGGCGAATATGAAGAGCACCCTACCTATGAGGATCATAAAGAAGCAATGAAAGTTGAGTTTCATGACCATGAGATACTTGAAGATGATAACGACACATTAATTTTATGGAATCGTGATGGCTGGGTAGAAGATCATACCTTATTATATGACGTCGTTGTAGCCGATGAAGAAGGAAACAAAATCTATAAAAAAGCGGAAATTATAGTATCATTTCTCGAAGGAGAAGATCGACAAAGTGAGTTCATTAGAAGTATAAAATTAAGGTAAACAGAGTAGCCAGGGAGAAGGCGCTACTCTGAATACACATGTAAATTTATTTTACACAATTTTTACACAAGACTTACCTCAAACCTATACTTATCAACCGAGTTTCTACCATTATATACGTCCTCCTGGGACGCCATTACATAATTTTAAGTTACGATAGTAACTTTTAAAAAAGCTCTGAAACCTTGTTAAATCAACGTTTTGGAGCTTTTCATTTATTTCCGAGAATGCGTTTAAAAACGATATAAAAAGAATTCTTTTTACACATATTTTACACACGGACTACACAACCATATTTTTAAACACTGCTGCTGTTTTTTCTTCATCCTGTGTACGGAGCTCTTTAACGATATGTGCGTATTCGTTCATAGTGGTTTCTATATCTGCATGCCCTAACCTTTCCGATACATAATAAATTGATACGCCTTTGTAAAGCAGGACACTTGCGTGAGTGTGCCTCAACCCATGCATGCTGATCGGTTCGATTTTTAATTCTCCCAGGAGTGACTTTAAAAGTTTATTCGCATTTCCATTACTGATTACTTTGTATTTGGATGATGGGCTGTAAAAAACAAGCTGGTGGATATTTTCCGGGAGCATGTCAAAAAGATTATTAAAAGCCTTCATGGTCTGTACATCCATTTTTATTTTTCTAACGGACTGCTCGTTTTTAGTTGGACCAAAACCTTCATGCATTTTTTTAGTGTATCCCCAGGTTTTATTGATGGAGATAGTATTCTGTTTAAAATCAAAGTCCTCCCTCTTTAACCCTACAATCTCCGCAAATCGCATACCTGAGGTCAGAGCGAGCAGAATAATGTAATGAGTCAGGCTCTTGTCTAAACGCTCATACACAGCCTGCAGGAGCTTCTGACTGTCCCTATAGTGTAAATGTTTCTCATCGTCCTTTTTAGCCTTGTTATCCCCCGAGATTGAGGCCTTACGGGTAAAATCTACTCTTATAACACCTTCATCAATTGCATCCTTTACGCAGGCCCTGATGTGAGTATTAAGCTTTTTAGTAGTTGCCCTGGCGTGTGTGCGGGCATACTCATTTAAAAACGCCTGGTATGTGCGTTTGTTAATCTGCTGGATCGGCTTACTACCAAAGTAATTTTTTATTGTTTCGAGTGTATTTTTGTACCTTTCCTTTGTGTTATTAGTCACATCAGATTTATACAGTTTCATCCATGATTCAAAATACTCGTCAAATGGTTCTAACTTTAGATGAGGAGTAACTCCCTTTCTTAGCTCTGCTTCTACTTCAGCTGCAGCTGCCTGAGCCTCTTTTTTTCGTTTTAAAGCCTCCTTTTCGGATTGGCTGAGATTTTCCATCCACCGTCCGGCTCACTGTATACTGCCACGTTTTACCACGCTTCTGATAGCTTGCCATTATGCATAACCTCTTTTCTTTAAGTTTAATTTATTACCCGTACTTCCTTAATAACGCAATCTGTTTGGGTATACCATATACCTCCAGATCAGAAGCTGTAATGATTTTTTTATTTGCAAATAGCAGCTCTATTGCAAAGGTGTGGGCTTCTATCTCATATTTATCTATAGAATAAAAAGTGTTTTTTGTTAAAAAAGGGGTGTTGATATTAGGATGCAATTCATGGTGTCCGAGTTCATGGGCGCAAATAAACGTTTGTTGCATATAATCTACAGATTCATTTATGGTAATAATGGGGACTCTTCTGTTTTTTGTATAAAAACCTAACATCTTTCTTCCTAGATTAACGAACTCAATTTCTATATGTAGCTGTTTTGCTAGCAGAAACGGACAAGTGGTATTGTATTTTAAAATCAACTGGTTTACTGCCTTTTTCACATACATTCCTAGCACTCCTAATCTCTATATTTTTTAGGGGTGAATTTTTGTTTGGCTACTCTTTTAGCGACTCTCAAAGAGTTTTCTAAAGCTGAGATCAACAACTCTCTATCCTCCTCATCCATATTTTCTAAATCAATACCGTCAAATGCTGCGTATCCGTCTTTAGAATTTAAACCGTTAATCATCGCCTCTAATTCCTTCTGAATATCACGCTCATCTTTTTCAGTTAATTCATAATATCGTTTCTTATCAGTTCTACCGAGGAGGTAGTCTGTTGAGACGTTGAAATAGTCGGCTACTCGCGCGAGTTTGTCAACTCCTGGAGTTGAGGAATCCCACTTTCTTATCTGTCCATTTGAGATACCTACGCGCCTCTCAAGTTCTGCAACAGTAATTTTTTTCTCGTCACACATTAATTTAATTTTCTTCACTAAACTCACTCTTATCAACCTTTCGAGAGCTTGCGGAAAAGAAAATATCAAAAAAAACTAATATTTTGTTGACAGATAGTTTATTTGATAATATACTATGTCCATAAGCTAATTTATTAGCTAAATGAGTACAAAAAAATACGACCTAAGCAAATACAATTTTTGACGCTGGGGAGCAGAGAAAATGTATATTCATAGGCTTTCTATGTCTTATTTAGCTATGGCTTGATAATATCATATAAGCTAATTGGGGTCAACATAATTTGGAAAATTAGCTAATAATTTAGCTTATTAATTATTATTAAGAAGGAGGAGGGGCGAAAAATTATGTCAGAAGAATTAGGAATAAAAGTTAGATCTGAATTATTTAAACGGAAAATGAGTCAAAGAGAACTAGCTAAAATGATCGGAATTTCCGAAGCGTATTTGTCGGACATCATTAACGGGCGAAAGACCGGAGCGAAAGCTCAAGGTCATATAAAGCATATCCGGAAGGTTTTAAGCATTTGAAGAGGAGGTGTAACAATGCAACACCTTAATGTGCAACTTTCCATTCCGGTCCCTGAGGATTCCGTGCTGATTTCTAAAGTCGAACTGGAGGAGTTAAAGCGCCAGGAACTTTCCGGAGTCTATTGGACAATGAAGGATCTGGAAAACAGAACAGGTAAAAAAAGTGAGTGGATTAAAGAGAATATTCTTTATCCTCCTAAATTCAAAAAGGCCCTTGATATTGAAAATGGCGGGTTTGTCTTCTACCCACACTCAAAAGGACAGAGTTGGTCTTTCCAGGCAAATAAAATGGCAGCATTTTTAGATGATAACTTCCACCGCATATTTTCAAAAAACTGAAGTGAGGTGAAAATATGACTTTCGGAGAGATGGCAGGGTACACGAAGCGATTCCACGAGATTATGCAGCTTGATGATCAGCAGCTGAGAAGCGAACGTCTTGGCAACCTCATGAGTGATATGGAAGTAAGGTATCAGATTCCAATTTTCAACAAGGCTGACTTTAACCAGAAGAATCCACATGTGTTTTACTTGTACCGGGCGGTTAGCCAGGCGAGGTCGCTTTAGACAAATACTGTGCAACAAACAATAGGAGGGAATAATGTATGAAAATAAGTCAGATGATTAAACAGCTCCAAGACATTAAAGAAGAACATGGTGACTTAGATTTATATGAATATAGCGACATTGCAACGATTATTAAGCGTGAAAATGCCTATCTGCCAAGAGTTGATAAAATCCATTATAAAAAACATGCAGATTATCCATCTCTTAAAGACGAGTTACACAATGAGGATTTAAGTGTTTCTGATGAAAATATATACGATATTGACCTAAGTAGACCAATTGTAAAAGGTGTAGTTATTTAATGCACATTACGAAGATGGAGCGAAGGAGGTTGAAGATGGAATTTCAAGTTGGTGATTGGGTGAGAATCAATCATTATGGCAATGAGTGGACAACTAAGGTTAAAGAAGTCAGAGGCAGGACAGTAATTAAGCCTGAATATGACATACATGTTTCTGCTGGCAGCTGGTATCACATCAGCAGAGTTAGGAAGGCAACTAAAGAAGAAATTGAATCAACTTTTCCGAGGAGGCACCACATGAATAACAAAGCCACACTAATCCTTGACCGAACAGAAACCTCTGTCATTCTTGATGCTTTACGCTTCGCCAGAAAAGAGTACGAGCCCGGCATTATAGATATGGTCAGCAAGAAAGTAAAGCCTGGCGTTATCAGCCTGGATGGTGGCGAATTGAAAACAATCTATGAAACTTTGTTTCTGAAAGGTTACTGGTGTAGTCAGCAGAATTGGACGAAGGTCACACGGGAAATATGGGATATCGGAAATGACGTTTTAGCGGTGAGACAAGCATTTCATAAGCAGTGGGAGAAGCAGTTGCTTGGAAGGAGGTGATTACATGAACGCACAGGAAGCACGGGAGCTGTCCAAAGCCAGGCAACCGCACGCAGCAAGAAAAGCAGAAAAGGATATGAAAGCTGTCATCAAACGGCTGGAACACAACATAGAGGAGAGTGCAGGACAAGGGTACTTTTCAACCTCTGTTAAGGTAGACCCGCCAGATAGCTGGTATCGCTACAGATGTTCGGTTAAGATTTTAGACCATTTTAAAGAGTTGGGCTTTTCTGCTAAACAAATAACCACTTCTGAAGAATTAATTATCGGAGTTAATCGGCAAGAAAAATAAGGAGGTGAAAATGTGAAAAGTCAAACAGCTCGAAGGCTTGAGGATTTTCGAGGGGATTTATTAGACACTCTCAGAGAAAAGGAAGTCGATAAAAACTTAATAACTAACATTTCTGATTACCTAATAGGCTTACGAGTCCAAACTCAGATTGATCATGAAGCGATGGAAATTCTAACAAAGAAAGTTGCTTCTTATGAACAAATGCATAAGGAAATTAAGGAATCTCACGAATCCATGCAAGAACACACTGGCTCTGGTGACGAATACCATGACGGAATGGCAGACGGCCTATTGATAGTTTTAGAAATTTTAGGGTTGAAAGAAAAATAGCCATCCTGCTGCAACAGAATGGCCGAAAAAAACTATCTATTAGTGCTAGTATAGCATATTTTGGAGGGATAAAAACGTGATTAAGATAAACAAACTTGAAATTGAAAACATCAAGCGTGTAAAGGCAGTGAAAATTGAACCTTCACCAAACGGGTTAACTGTAATTGGTGGCGGTAACGGCCAAGGCAAGACAAGTACTTTGGATGCTATCGCCTGGGCACTAGGTGGCAATAAGTACCGTCCGAGTATGGCAGAACGCGAAGGAAGTACGATACCACCATACTTAAATGTGACTCTCTCTAATGGTCTTGTTGTTGAGCGAAAAGGTAAAAACAGCGACTTGAAAGTCATTGATCCGAATGGTGAAAAAGGTGGACAACAGCTATTAAACAGCTTCGTCGAAGAACTGGCTATCGATTTACCAAAGTTTATGAACTCAACGAGCAAAGAAAAGGCTAATATTTTACTCCGGATTATCGGTGTAGGGGACAAGCTTTTCGAATTAGAAAAAAACGAAAAAGAGATTTATAACCAGCGCCGTACCATTGGACAAATTGCTGACCAGAAAATGAAATTTGCTAAAGAACAGCCTTATTATCCGGACGCACCGAAAGAGCCTATTTCTGCATCAGATTTGATTAACCAACAGCAGGAAATACTTGCCCGCAACGGTGAGAATCAGCGTAAGCGCCAGCAGTTAGCACAAATACAACATCAATACACAGCTAAAGGTCAGGAAGTAGAACGGTTAAGACAGCAACTGCAAGAAGCTGAGCAGGCATATGCTGCTTTAGGTGAGGATTTAGAAATCGCCCAAAAAGATACTCTCGATCTGGTAGACGAGTCTACAGAAGAGTTACAGGCCAACATTCAGCAAATTGATGAAATCAACAGAAAAGTTAGGGCTAACCTTGATAAGGACAAGGCTGAGACAGATGCCAACGATTATCGCGCTCAGTATGAGAAGCTATCTAAACAAATTGAAGAAGTTAGAAAGAAACGTACTGAATTACTGGATAATGCAGATTTACCATTGCCAGGGCTATCTGTTGCTGATGGGGATTTAATCTATAACGGTCAAAAGTGGGATAACATGAGCGGCGCCGATCAGCTGAGAGTATCTACTGCTATTGTTCGTAAACTCAAGCCAAATTGCGGTTTTATCCTATTAGACAAATTGGAACAGATGGACTTACAAACGTTGAAGGAGTTTGGAGAGTGGCTTGAAAAAGAAGGCCTGCAAGCTATAGCAACCAGAGTTAGCACTGGCGAGGAATGCAGCATCATCATTGAAGACGGTTATGTAGCTGGTCAAAAGATAATTGAACAGAAAGAACAGCAAGCAACACAAGTACCAAAATGGAAGCCGGGTGAATTTTAATGAATATCACAAAAGGAAAGATCGCCAAGGCACAAAAAGTTGTTTTATATGGTCCGGAGGGGATTGGTAAGTCGTCTTTCGCCGCCCAGTTCCCAGATACGATTTTCATAGATACGGAAGGAAGCACAAGCAATATGGATGTTGCACGCTTGGACAAGCCATCGAGCTGGACATTTCTTTTGCAACAAATCGAATTTGTAAAACAGCATCGTCCTGGTAAAACATTAGTGATTGACACCATTGATTGGGCAGAACGGATGGCTATTGAGCATATCTGTCAGGCTAACCAAAAGAAGAGCATTGAAGACTTTGGTTACGGTTCCGGATACATCAAATTAGAAGAAGAAATGGGACGTTTCCTCAATATTCTACAAGATGTAGTGGATCAGGGTATCAACATTGTTTTGACAGCTCATGCCCAAATAAGGAAATTTGAGCAGCCGGATGAAATGGGCGCATATGACCGCTACGAATTAAAACTCGGAAAAAAAACAACTGCAAAAACATCTGCTTTGGTAAAAGAATGGGCGGATATGGTTCTGTTCATGAACTATAAGACTTACAGTGTCGCTACTGATGATAAAGGTAAAAAGCATAAAGCCCAGGGCGGAGTGCGTACCATCTATGCTACTCACCATCCTGCCTGGGATGCAAAGAATCGCCATGGACTACCTGATGAGTTTCCAATGGAATACAGTCAAATTGCTCATATCTTCAACGGGAAGGCGCTTGATAACGTGCAGGAAACATGGAGCGCACAGCAGCCCGAAACCCAACCACAGCCAGAGCCAGAACCACAGTATGAGCCGGCACAAACTCAAACTCAACAGCCAGCTGTAGAACCACCGGCACCTGCAGAGAATAACGAATTAGATCCAGCCATACCGCAGTCATTGCGTGACTTGATGATTCAAAGCAATGTTACTGAGTCGGAGATCCAGGCTGTTGTTAGCCAAAAGGGATACTACCCGTTAGAAACACCTATCACGAATTATGACCCAAGCTTTGTGGAGGGTGTGCTCGTGGGAGCTTGGCAGCAAGTATATGGCATGGTTGAAGAATTTAGAAAAACCTTACCATTTAACTAATAAATAGGAGGAATTACACATGAGTCAAAACATGGAAAGAGAATTAGGATGGGATGATGAGATAGAAAAGGATGGTCCTGCGTTTGTACTTTTACCACCAGGAGAGTATAACTTCACAGTAGCAAAGTTTGAGCGCGGTCGTTTCCAAGGTAGCGAAAAAATGCCACCTTGTAATGAAGCAAAGTTAGATTTAACGATCCATAGTCCGGAACATGGGGATGTAACTCTCTTCCATAGATTGCTATTACACACAAAAACAGAAGGTTTTCTTTCAAACTTCTTTGCTGGGATTGGGCAAAAGAAGCCAGGTGAAAGATTACGAATGAACTGGAATGCAGTAGTAGGCTCTAAAGGTAGATGCAAAATAGAACACAATAAATATATGTCTAAAGGTGAGGAAAGAGTAAACAACCAGGTACAGACATTCCTGCCTTATGAAGAGTATTTGAAACATTCCAGTCAACAACAAGGACAAGCCCAGCAAGGCTATCAGCAGCCACCACAGCAGAACCAAGCGCCATTTCCAACAGGTCAAGGTCAGTCACAACAAGGCGGATTCACACCAGGGCAATTTTAGGAGGTAGACAATGCAATTAAGAGACTATCAACAGGATGCCAGGGAATCTATTCAAGCGGAATGGGACAAAGGTAATCGCAAAACATTATTAGTACTGCCAACGGGATGCGGAAAAACAATTGTATTCTCCAAGGTCATTGAAGATCGAGTAAAAAAGGGCGAGCGTGTTCTCGTCCTTGCCCATAGGGGCGAATTATTAGAACAAGCAGCTGACAAACTGGAAAAGTCAACAGGCCTTAAAACAGCAACGGAAAAGGCAGAGCAGACATCCTTGGGGAGCTGGTTCCGGGTGGTTGTCGGGAGTGTTCAAACGCTCATGAGGGAGAAGCGGTTAATGCAATTCCCGAAAGACTTTTTCGATACTATCATCATCGACGAAGCACACCATTGTGTTTCTGATAGCTATCAACGAGTGCTACAATATTTCGATTCAGCTAATGTGCTGGGCGTTACAGCTACGCCTGACCGCTCAGATATGCGGAATTTAGGATCGTATTTTGAGAGTCTGGCATTTGAATATACGTTACCAAAGGCTATCAAAGAAGGTTATTTAAGCCCGATTAAAGCGTTGACTATTCCTCTCGAATTAGATTTATCAGGAGTAGGACAGCAAGCAGGCGACTTTGCAGCTGGGCAACTGGGAAGTGCACTGGATCCTTATCTGGAATCCATAGCAGATGAAATGGCAAAAGTAGCGAAAGACAGAAAGACAGTTGTCTTCCTTCCACTCGTAAAGACCAGTCAAAAGTTCACAGAATTACTCAACAAAAAAGGATTTAAAGCAGCAGAGGTTAACGGAGACTCAAAAGACCGCGCTGAAATATTAGAAGATTTTGATAATGATAAATACAACGTCCTTTGTAACTCCATGCTACTCACTGAAGGGTGGGATTGTCCATCTGTTGATTGTGTGGTTGTACTCAGACCGACGAAAGTAAGAAGTTTATACAGCCAGATGGTCGGGCGCGGTACCCGGCTCCATCCTGGAAAAACTGAATTATTGTTACTGGATTTTCTCTGGCATACAGACAGGCATGAACTTTGTCATCCGGCCCATTTGATTGCTGAAAATGAAGAAGTGGCAAATGCGATGACTAAAAAGATCGAGGAATCTGGTGTTCCGCTCGATTTGGAAGCAGTTGAAGAACAGGCTGCAGAAGATGTTGTCGCTCAACGTGAGGAAGCTTTAGCCAAGCAGCTTGCCGAAATGAAACGCCGCAAACGTAAGCTAGTGGATCCGTTGCAGTTTGAAATGAGTATCCAGGCAGAAGACTTATCAAGTTATGTACCTTCCTTCGGTTGGGAAATGGGACCGCCAAGTAAACAACAGGTAAAGAAACTCGAAAAGCTCGGGATCATGCCAGACGAAATTGATAACGCAGGTAAAGCCAGCAAGATACTTGATCGTTTGGATAGACGCCGTGAACAAGGATTGACGACTCCAAAACAGATTCGTTTTCTCGAGCAGCGCGGATTCGAGCATGTTGGTTCCTGGTCATTCGATAGTGCCAAGAAATTAATTGATAGAATCGCAGCTAATGGCTGGAGAATACCTCAAGGTATTAACCCTAAAGAATACCGAGGTGAATAGGACGTGATGTGAGGTGTTATATGACGGGATCCGCAACCGGAAGCTGGAACGAGGTTCAGTGTGGAAGTCGGAAGTAGTTGTTACCCAGTGGACACCGGAACAAATAAAAAACCATTTAACGAGATTGGGAGTGAAGGATATGGAAGTAACAAAAGAACGTTACATGGATCTTCGCAGGGATGGTCTGAAGGAGAAAGAAATTGCAACTGAAATGGGCATTAAGCCGGCAAAGCTCTCTCACTTAAAAAACAATAAGTGCAAGCTTCGTGACTGGGAGCCTGAAACGGTTAAGTTGAAAGAATCTCCCCAGGCTGTGGAAAAAGCTGTTGATAAATCGTCTGTCAATTCCGAAGTCGATAAACTGCACTATCAGCTGAAACAGGTTCAGGACGAAAACGCAAAAATGCTAAAGGAAAACGGAGATTTGAAGGATCAGCTGTATACCAGGGAGCTAGTTATTAAAAAGCAAAAGGAGTCTTTAGAAGAAAGTTACGAAAAAATAGATGCTTTAACAAAAGCGAATGAAGACCTTGATAAAGAAATGGTACGGATCAGCAAAGATTATCGGGAGTTGAAAGTTTCTCTTCAAACTCCGGCAATCACTCAGGAAGATTATGAGATGCTGCAGCAAGAATGGAGAAAAGACAGTGAAGCTCTTATCCTCTCTCGTCAAGATTGTGACGAACTAAAAAAAACAGTTAAACGATGCCCGATTAGAAGCAGAACATTGGGCAGAGATGTACGACAAAACGGCAGCTGTCTTAAAGCTTCATTTGTAGGTGATTACTATGGCCAATAAACATCGTATGCCGTACAACCCGGAATATCACGAGAATCATCGTAAGCCTTGGACAATTAATGACCTTATTTATATGTGTTCCAGCTGGGACGGAATGAGGAAAGCAGACATTGCAGCGGCGTTAGGGAGGACTCACGGGACAGTTTTGAGTAAAGCAGCGAAATTAAAAGCCAGTGGTGAGTTTGAACATTATAAGAAGCTTGGCGAACGTGTTTAGGCACAAAACTTTAAAAGGTGGAATGAAAATGAATGCTTACAATTTTGAATATCTTCATCCGAAGAAGTACGCCGATGTAATTAAGATGGCCAGGAAGTTTGTGGCCACATTAGAAACCAGGCCCATTTTAAAAATGGTCCATCATGATGAAAAGGGGAGGGTGATTGCCACTAATAGTCATGTAGCTTTAATCGTGGAAGACGCCCATGGATATGGGAAAGAAGTGATCATAGATCCAAACACGCTGGAAGTCGTTCAGGCTAATTATCCTGATCTTACTTCATCAATTCCGGATAGAGAAAAAGATGCTCCTAAAGCTAAGATCACCCTTAACAAGGAGCAAATAGCAGTCTGGCTCCAGATGCACAAATCAATGAATCAGATGGCCAAATCGTTCAAGGGATTACAACCATTTTTGGAATTCATGTTTGATGATGGGCTTAAATTCCATCTGAAACACACAGATATATCCTTTAATCTTCCGTATGAAGATTATGTGAAATCAGAGGACATTCCTCAAGTAGGCTATAGCATTTTGAATCTCAGAAACTCTCTGGAAACTTTCAAAGTTTTGGAGTCTGATAGTGTCACTTTTGAATTTTACTCCAGAATGGGACCGTTTTTAGCTACTAACGGTTCGGGCGTGAATGTAGTTCTTTCTCCGATCAGAACATATTAAAAGGGAGGGCTTCACATGAATAAATGTGTGGAATGCAAATCGTTGCTCAAGTCCCCGCGTCAGGTTCCGTTATGTGATAAATGCTATCAGGAAATGTTCGTTAAGAAGGTTAAGGAAGAGGAGGTTTTGAAGGCGTGAGGGAGAATAAATTTCGGGCTTGGAATAAAAACAAAAACATTATGGTGTATGAAGATGAAGATAATTCTGCTGATTATTGGGACGGCGTTTGTTCTTCTGATATAGAAATGATCAATGCGAGACTTAATTCTGAAATTTATATATGGCTGCAATACACCGGCCTCAAAGACAAGAAGGGCAAGGAGATTTATGACTCGGACATTGCAAAGCGGGAGACATTTGTTTTTGGAGAAATTAGAACCTTTATTGGACAAGTGAAGATGTATGAAGGTTGCTGGTGGATTGATAATGGTACAGCTGCAGTTCCGTTATGGAATGAGCTGCACCAGCTAGAAGTCATCGGCAACATATATGAGGATCCGCAGCTACTGGAATTGGAAGAATGACACAGATAAACAAAGGTGAATTATATGGAAAATAAAATGGATTTAATCGCTCTCTTAGAATATATTGACCCATCCTATTTAGATTACCAGGAATGGCTGAATGTAGGGATGGCGCTGAAGTCAGAAGGTTATACGGCAAGCGATTGGGAGGATTGGAGCAAACGGGATGGTCCGCGTTACCATCCCGGGGAATGCTTCAAAAAGTGGACAACGTTTGAAGGAAACGGCATTACCGGGGCTACTATCACGCAAATGGCCAAAGATAACGGCTGGCAGCCAAGACAAAAAGAAGATCACGAGCTAGCCTGGGACGATGAAATTACAGGCAATGATGATTATGTAGTTATTGATAAAAACTGGATTGAAGGAAAGGAAATAGCTGAACCAGCTAACTGGCAGCCGGTGCGAGAATTAACAACCTATTTAGAAACGCTATTCGAAGCATCAGAAAGCGTGGGGTATGTTGTCTCCACCTGGCAGAACGACGAGGGGAAACACTTACCCACAAAAGGAAACTGGGACCGCACTGCCGGGGAGCTAATACAGGCGCTTAATGAGTCAAATGGAGACATTGGGGCTGTCCTTGGTGACTATAACCCGGAAGCAGGCGCCTGGATCCGTTTCAATCCTCTGGATGGAAAAGGCGTTAAAAACGAAAACGTTACGGAATACAAGTACGCATTAGTGGAATCTGACACGATGGATCTCGAAAAACAGAACGCTATTTTACGAGAATTGGAGCTTCCTATTGCCGCTCTTGTCTACAGTGGCAAAAAGAGTATTCATGCCATTGTTAAAATCGATGCGGCCAACTATGACGAATACAGAAAACGAGTTGATTATCTTTATAACGTATGTAAAAAGAACGGATTAAACATTGATAACCAAAACAGGAACCCTTCCAGATTGTCCAGGATGCCGGGCGTTGAACGTAACGGCAAAAAGCAGTTCATTATTGATACCAATATCGGAAAACCGAATTGGGAAGAATGGCACGATTGGATTGAAGATGTTAATGACGAATTACCGGACCCGGAAAGCTTAACGGATTACTGGAATCACATGCCTGACCTTGCTCCGCCGTTAATTGAAGGAGTGCTAAGGCAAGGACATAAAATGCTCATGGCTGGACCGTCAAAGGCCGGAAAGTCATTCGCTTTAATTGAGCTATCGATAGGGATTGCTGAAGGGGCTAAATGGATGGGCTGGCAGTGTACCCAAGGAAAGGTATTATACGTCAACCTGGAATTAGATAGGGCCAGTGCCCTGCATCGGTTTAAAGACGTGTATGGAGCTTTAGGGTTGCAGCCTAACAACATTAATAATATTGATATATGGAACCTACGTGGTAAGTCAGTGCCAATGGACAAGCTGGCACCAAAGCTTATCAGAAGGGCCCAGAAGAAAAATTATATCGCAGTTATCATTGACCCTATTTACAAAGTATTAACCGGTGACGAAAACAGCGCTGACCAGATGGCCCATTTTACAAACCAGTTTGACAAGATAGCCACAGAATTGGGCTCCAGTGTTATTTACTGTCACCATCATTCAAAAGGTACACAAGGCGGCAAAAAGTCGATGGATAGAGCTTCAGGTTCAGGAGTATTCGCCAGGGATCCGGACGCCTTGATTGACTTAGTAGAGTTGGATATTACCGAGAACCTAAGGAAGCAACAGGAGGATGCTGCAGCTGCTACGATGTACGCCGATGCAGTTAAACAGGCTAATTTTGATTACTTCGACGAGCATGTTGGCATAGACGATCAGCAAAGTGTCTCACAAATGCATACCCACGCTAAGAACGTGCTTAATAAGGATGTCTTATCGAAAGTGAATGCTGAGATAGACCAGGCTATCCATAGCATTAGGATACGGTCAGCTTGGCGCGTGGAAGGGACATTACGAGAGTATCCAAAGTTTAATCCAGTAAACATGTGGTTCCAGTATCCAGTGCATAAAGTGGATGAAACCGGCATCTTAAAAGATATTCAGCCTGAGAGTGAACAGCCGCCCTGGAAGAAGAACTTCGATAAGAAAAAGAAGAGCGCTAAAGAAGTGAAAAAGGAGCAGAGCGAAGCATTGGAATCAGCATTCGAAGCATGTTCGATTGAAGAGAAAATAACGTTGGAAGCAATAGCAGAATACCTGGGAGTAACCGACCGAACTGTAAGAAACAGGATAAAAAATCACGGTGGTTTTAGAATCGTTAATGGAGAAGTCGAAAAAAAGACAAAAGAATCATAGTGAAATTGTCGAAGTGAAACGTTTCATTTCATTATTTCAAATATTGAAAAACTCGATACTTTTCATTTCATTTCAAAGTTTCATTTTGTGAAATCTTCGATATTTTCCTTTCATTTCAAAAAGTGAAAACCTCGATATTTTTCACTTCATTTCGTGAAATGAAAAGCCTATTACTACGTAATAGGGAATTTCCGTTTCACTCCCTGTCGGTCATAGAGAAAAAAGTGGTGGGCTTACGCTCTGCCCGCCACACACTTTTCTCTTTTCCATGACAATGCAAAATTTCAAAAAATAAAAAAGTAAAAAAATGGAAGAGGGTTAAAAATGGATTTTAATGAATTGTTTCTCAAACAAGCTGTCTTAGATAAACACATTATGGATGAGCATAATTTAGTCGGACAGGATTTAATAAAAAAGAAATGCGTAGCTTTAATCTGTGAATTGTATGAGTGTGTGAATGAAGCGCGGTTCTTTAAGTTTTGGAGTAAACAGAAACCGAGACAAAAAGTAACGCAAGTATGCGGTCTGTGTGACGGTACGGGTGATGAAGCTTACCAAGCTAACTTAGAAAGTAGATTGGAAGGTGGACCAGGGCATCCATATGAAAAATGTGACGACTGTAACGGTACCGGTGTCCTCAGAGTTTATAACCCTATTTTAGAAGAATACGTAGACTCCGTTCACTTCGCTTTATCGATTGGTAATGACCTGGATTACACAAAACATGAATACAAAGATCCTGGACAGCTTGATTTGAGTAATAGCGTCCTTGGATTAACTCAATTGATAACAGTGCTGCCGTATGCCCAAAAGAAAAATATGGGTCTGATATTTGATTACCTGATCCAGTTAGGTTATCAATTCGGTTTTGACGAGGATATGGTGAAACAGGCCTATTACGAAAAAAATAAAGAAAACTTCAGAAGGCAAGAGGCTGGTTACTAATGACTGAATTCTTCATGCCAATGAAAAAGGTTCCGACGACTACGCACCAGCAGAAACAAGTAACAGTGATAAACGGCAAGCCGGTATTTTATGAGCCGGAAGATTTAAAGGCAGCTCGTGCCAAATTAACAGCACACCTTGGAAAGTATGTTCCGGAGAAGAAATATAACAATCCGATTCGGGTTTTCGTCAAGTGGTGCTTCCCGATCACTGGCAAGCATACGAACGGAAAATACAAACATACAAAGCCGGATATTGATAACAGCCAGAAACTGCTTTTCGATTGCATGACGGAACTTGGATTCTGGAAAGACGATGCACTGATTGTTAGTTTAATCGCTGAGAAGTTTTGGGCAGAGCTGCCAGGGATTTATATAAAAATTGAAGAGGTGTAATGCCTATGGATTATAACGTGTTTTTTGCTGAGGTTGCCCAGTGGGTTAATGACTGCAATCAGATGGCAGTAAAGTATGGGATGCAGGGGGAAGAGTTTTGGACCTGGGTAACAAGCTCCATGGCTGAGCTGAGTAACAAATACAACAATGCACCTCTGGTAAAAAAGCAAATGTCCATGATGTTTGATTGGCTACATGAAATCTATCAAAACGGTAATCGAAAATGAATTCATGGGATAGGCAGATCAAGGAACTGAAACGTAAGCAGGAACTGAAACAAAAGGAGCAGCAACAAAAGAAAGTGTATGGTCGCTGCTCCTGCGGCTGTGGGAGGTTCAAACTAAAATTAAGAGACAGGAAGTTAATTCGAATTTGTCACGGTTGTAATGACGAGAAAGAGGTGTAGTCGATGAAATTAAAACTGTCAGACCACCATATTCAAATGATTGCACAGGAGGCAATCAAGGCGTACAGGGAGAACGAGAAGAAGTCAGAGAAAGAAAAGCACGACAAACGGTTGCATAACATCAAGCTGCTGCTTAAAAGTTACAGAGGATTGATGCTGCACTGTGAGAATCTGATTAACGATTTAGAGGCTATTAATTCTACTTCCATTCAGGATTTAGACATTGATGAAATTAACCTGGAATCAATAGAGTCGATAAAGAAAAGCCGCAAAGACTCACTGGCCATGGTGCTGTTTATTAAAACTAAAATGGACGCTTACAAGAGATCCTGCAGTCAGGACGAATTGAAATACTTTCGTGTGCTGGAGAAGAAATACCTCACAGAGAGGAAATATACAACCTCTGAGATTGCGGAGATTGAATGTGTAGAGCCCAGGACGGTAAACAGATATGTAGAGAAAGCTATGGAGGATTTGCCGGTTATCTTTTTTGGGATTGATGCGATTAAGTTTAAGTGAGGGTTTGACAAATGCTGTGAAGTAAGAAAGGATGATGAAAATGGAAGAAGCAAAAGTTCTTAAACCTTGTCCATTCTGTGGAGGTAAAGCAAGTGTATCTGTCAGTGATGACGAAGGAAACCAGCGTAATGAGGAATACGAAAACGACCCGTGGTCAGGGCTTTCATATCAAATAAAACATGATAACAGGAGTAATATAGATTGCCCGATTGCAGGTCATGCAGAAGATGGAGGCATAGTTGGTACTTATCTTTATGATAGCAGAAAGGACCTAATCGCAGCGTGGAATAAACGATTCTAATTGCTGAACAATCCAAAGAAAACCTGTCCCAAAACTGTCCCCAACTTGTCCTAGTTTACATGTTAATATGATAGTGTCGATTATTGTATCAAAGTAAGTTCTGAATTGTTTATGCTATGAAGATTGCCACTGACCGTTCAATATTCCAGTAGGTTGCAATCCTCTCCCGTGGATTCCGGCCGCGGTTAATGATCCGGATAATAGTAAAGCACTGCCAGTCTACGAGGATTAGCCAACATTATGCTAAACCGTAGAAGGGCGGTGCTTTTTAATAGGACGAGTGGGAAAAATATGTCACCTCTTAAGATCAGCGGGCGGGGATCGAGACATAAACGAAGCATAAAAGGGGTATACACTTACTGAGGTGACTTGGGAGGTGTAAGGATGGCTAAATCAGACAGAGGACAAGTGAAGCCGGGACCGACAAAGAATAGCCAGAATAACAGCACGAAAGACTCTCGTTTAAAAGGCCGATCCGGCCCACAGAAGAATAAAAAGTAAGCCTGGGCGCTCACTGTGGTGGGCGCTTTCTCACATCTTCGTATGGAAAATTATCCCCGATGGTGGTAAAATTTACTTATCATTTTAGGACAGAGGGGATTATCATGAAAAAGATTATTTTTATACTAATAGGCTTTATAATACTGACGGCTTGCAGTTCTGCAGATGCATTAAGTGAGTTTGTGGAAGATTTTAACCGAGTCGCAGCTGGAGAAGAGCTGCCTGAATTAAATGCGGAGGATTCGGAGCGGTCGAGCAGGGAGACGACATGTCCTGGCAGAATCTTTACGAATCATCAGGCTATTATGTGGATGCGAAATACGAAGACGGAGAAAATATTTCAGGATACTACCTGGTCATAGATAACAGCCAGCCTTTTGAAGAGTATAAAGGGGACGGGTACAGAACAGGCATATCCATCATAAAAGCGCTAGGAATGGATGCTGGCGACTTTGTAAGAGGCTTCGGAACAGCAATGATGGACGGCTCTTATTCTTATACAGAAAACGGGTATAGGGTGAGTATGTTTTATCCCGGAGAAGACAGCCTGACATCCGCAGGCATGATTATAAATTTTGACAAGCAATAAGCATCCTTTCAGGGTGCTTTTTTTAATACCGGAAAACCGGAGGTGGATGGTGAATGTAGATGCCAAACTGGGATGAGATAAAAAAAGAGTGGGAAGAAACGAAGATAACACTGGTTACACTGGCAGATAAGCATGGGGTAAAGCTTGGTACCCTTAAGAGCAGAAAAAGCCGGGAGAAGTGGTCCAGGGATGCAACTAAGAAGGTTGCAACCAAAAAGAAAAAGGATGCAACCCCGGAACCGGTAGTTTCTAATACGAATCTGAATGATAGGCAAAGGATGTTTTGTCTTTATTATATCAAATATTTCAACGCTACTAAGGCTTATCAGAAAGCTTATGATTGTTCATATGCTACAGCCAACGTAGAAGGTTACCGTACCCTAGTAAAACCTAGTATAAAACAGGAAATTGAGCGAATGAAGGTAGAGCAACACTCAGGATTGTTATTAGATGCCCAGGAGGTACTTCAGAAATACATTGATATTGCCTTTGCTGATATAACGGATTTTGTTGAGTTTGGAACAAAGGAATCCGCAGAAGTGAATGTCATTACTGGAAAACCTTTATTGGATAAAGATGGCGAACAAGTTATGTGTAGTTACAGCTACGTTGACTTCAAAAATCATGATGAAGTGGATGGAACTATTATTACTGAAGTGAAAAAAGGCAAGGATGGTGTTTCTGTAAAACTTGCTGACAAAATGAAGGCTTTAGAATTCCTGGCCAAGTATACAGATCTGCTATCCGACAATGACAAGAAACGTCTCCAGGAAGAAAAACTCAAGGCTGAAACGGAAAAGGCTAAAGCCGAAGCTGAGCGAATCAGCCAGGAGAGTGGCAATGACATAGAAGAAATCGTTATTGTCGATAAGTGGGGCGGTAATGATGGTTAAAACAAAGAAAAAAGTAATGTTCAATGTGCAAGAGAATATCAATCCTCACTTTAAAGAGGTTTGGACCTCCAGTAAGCCTTACAACATTCTGAAAGGCGGCCGGAACTCGTTTAAGTCATCTGTTATCGCATTGAAGCTTGTATTCATGATGCTTTTATACATTCTGAAGGGTGAAAAGGCCAATGTAGTTGTTATTCGTAAGGTTGGTAATACAATTCGTGACTCTGTTTTCAATAAGATTCAGTGGGCAATCAAGCTGTTTGGGCTGACCAGGCGTTTCAAGCCTACCGTGTCACCCTTTAAAATTACGCATAAACGGACGGGATCCACTTTCTACTTCTACGGCCAGGATGACTTCCAGAAGTTGAAATCTAACGATATTGAGGACATTATCGCTGTCTGGTATGAAGAGGCTGCAGAGTTTGCAAGCGAGGAAGAATTTGACCAGTCAAACGTTACGTTCATGAGGCAGAAACATCCGTTAGCAGAGTTTGTTCAGTTCTTCTGGTCTTATAACCCGCCCAGGAACCCGTATCATTGGATAAATGAGTGGGCCGACAAGATGGTAGGGGAAGAAGATTACCTGGTGCATGAATCCAGTTACCTTGACGATCAGCTGGGATTTGTTACAGGCCAGATGCTAAAGGATATTGAGCGTATTAAGAATAATGACCACGACTACTACCGTTACATTTACCTTGGCGAGCCTGTAGGACTTGGGACAAACGTGTATAACATGAACTTGTTCAAGCCGCTGGATCAGCTGCCGAGTGATGACAGGGTAATTGCTCTTTTTTACTCTGTAGATGGCGGGCATGCCCATTCAGCAACGGCCTGTGGTTTCTACGGACTGACAGCAAGGGGTAAGGTTATCCGGTTGAATACGTACTACTACAGCCCAGCTGGCAGGGTGAGGAAGAAAGCACCAAGCGAGCTGTCAAAGGATTTGCACGACTTTGTAACAGCTACTGCCAAACAAGAGTACTGGAAGGGTGCCAGGATCCAGAAGCGGACCATTGATGATGCAGAGGCAGCTATTAGAAACCAGTACTACGCAGATTATGGTCAGTATTGGCTGCCGGTCGGAAAGAAAAAGAAAATAGATATGATCGATTACGTCCATGACCTTCTGGCTCAGGGGCGTTTTTATTATTTAACGAACCCATACCCGACAGGATTAGAACATTGTGACAGTAACGATATTTTCATTGAGGAACATAAGAAGTATCAGTTTGATGAGAAGACTCTTAACTCTGATGATCCTAAAGTTATCAAGGAAGATGACCATACAGTGGATGAATTCCAATATTTCTGTACGGCAAACGCACGGGATCTACGTCTGAAGGTATAGGAGGTGAAGCCGTGAAAGTTATCCAGCGCATTAAGAATTTCTTTAAGAGAGGAGGTTACGCTTTGTCTGGCCAAACACTAAAATCAATCAATGATCACGAGAAGATTAACATAGACCCGAATGAACTAGCCCGGATTGAACGCAATTTAAGGCAGTATGAAGGCGACTATCCGCAAGTGGAATACATTAACTCACAAGGGAAGATACAAGAACGTGATTACATGACACTAAACCTGCGGAAATTGAGCGCTGATGTACTGTCAGGGCTCGTTTTTAATGAGCAGTGTGAAGTCTACGTTTCTGATGCAAAGGACGAAGAGAAGAAGGATAACAGCTTTAAAACTGCACATGAATTCATTCAGCATGTATTCCAGCATAACAAGTTCATAAAAAATCTGTCTGACTATCTGGAGCCAACTTTTGCGCTTGGCGGCTTAACTGTCAGGCCTTATGTGGATAACGGAGAGATTGAGTTCTCCTGGGCATTAGCTAATGCTTTCTATCCGCTGAGAAGTAACAGCAACGGGATTTCTGAAGGCGTTATGAAGTCTGTGACTACAAAAGTAATCGGCAATAAGACGGTTTATTATACACTGCTTGAATTTCATGAGTGGGAGAAAACAGAAGAGGGCGAAAGCCTGTATGTTATCACCAATGAGCTGTATAAGTCGGATAATGAGGGCGAAATAGGTAAAAGAATACCGCTTGAAGAACTGTATGAAGGCATGCAGGAGAAAACCTACATTCAGGGATTATCCAGACCGCTGTTTAACTATTTGAAGCCGTCAGGGTTTAATAATATCAATCCGCACAGCCCGTTAGGTTTGGGTATTACAGACAATTCCGTGTCCACTCTCAAGAAGATTAACGACACTTATGATCAGTTCTGGTGGGAAATTAAGATGGGCCAGCGTACTGTATTTGTCAGTGACGTGATGCTTAGAACAGTGCCAGATGAAAGTGGCATGCCTCCTCCTCAGGTATTTGATCCGGATGTTAACGTATACAAGTCAATCCGTATGGGTACGGACGAAGAGTTTGTCAAAGATGTCACCCACGATATTCGCACAGAACAGTACAAGGAAGCCATTAACCAGGCACTGAGGACGCTGGAAATGGAGCTGAAGCTGTCTGTAGGTACATTTAGTTTTGACGGCCGCAGCATGAAAACAGCCACTGAGATTGTCAGCGAGAACGACTTGACTTATCGAACCAGAAACGACCATGTGTATGAAGTGGAGCAGTTCATCAAAGGGCTGGTCATTTCAGTCTTGGAGCTGGCTAAGACATACAAGCTGTTTGGTGGTGAGATACCTTCCGCGGAGCATATCGGCGTGGACTTTGACGACGGAGTGTTTCAGGACAGATCGGCATTACTCAGGTTCTACGGCCAGGCGAAGACGTTCGGCTTTATTCCTACTGTGGAAGCGATCCAACGTATCTTTAAGGTTCCTAAGAAGACAGCAGAACAATGGCTGGAGGAAATCAGGAAGGATCAAATAGAGCTGGACCCGGTAACGATTAGCCAAAGGGCTCAAAAGCGTATGTTTGGGGATGAGGAGTGATTATAGTGAGAAAAATCAAATTAGCGCTACATTATTTTAAATTGTATCGACATAAATTGATTTCGCCTAAGTTCACGAGGAAGAAGATATTTGAATCCTTATTCAAAAGTGGGTGATTAAATGGAACCTAGAAAACCCAGAGTCACCCCGCATCAGCTTGATATGTGGTCAGCAAACATGGCTGAACTATACAACAGCCTTGAAGGTGAGATTATTCGAATCATCATCAACCGGCTGAAAGATGGTCCAGGAGATATAGCAGAATGGCAAGCACAGAAGCTGGCTGAACTACGGCTGTTTAATAGCGAAGTTGTTAAGCAGCTGGCAAAGGTTACTCCTGTTGCTGAAAAAGAGATACAGCGAATGCTTGAGGAAGCTGGAAAGGAAATCATTCAGGACGTGGACAGGGCCATGCCTTATGCTTACAAGCCAATGCCTACTACCCTGGACAGAGTAATGGAGTCCTACCACAGGCAGATTTGGCTTGATATTGATAACTATGTAAACCAGACGCTTATAACCACTCATTACGGGGCAGGTACTGCACAGATAGCTTATCAAAACACACTGAATAAAACTGCTGCTATGTTTAATACCGGATTATACAGCTTAGAGGATGCTGTAGAGAAGTCAGTAAGGGATTTAGCACAAAAGGGGATTAATTCCACATTTATTGATAAAGGCGGTCATACCTGGAGCCTGGAACGATACACGAGGACGGTTATGAAGTCCACATTAGGTAACACTTACGACAAGCTAAGAAAAGACCGTATGGAAGAGTATGGGGTGCATACGGTGCTTGTTACCAGCCATGTGGGAGCAAGGGACGCCTGTTCTATTATTCAGGGGAATGTAGTTGATCTGAGGTCTGTGGAGGATCTGCCAGAGGACAGCGAGTATAAAAGTATCTATGATCCAGACTGGCAAGCTGATTATGAAGCGCCAGGCGGTCACAGGGGCGTTAATTGTGATCATCTGCATATTCCTTTTATCCCTGGTGTAAATACGAATAACCAGCCGAAAATTGACATGAAACTGAATGCACAAGTTGCCCAGGCTAAAGACAGGCAGCGTCAGATTGAGCGTGAAATTGTCAGGTACAAAAAGAATCTGATGGTGGCTGAGCATATGGAAAGTGAACATACCGGCTATTGGCGTTCGATGGTCAGGAAACGGCAGGAAGCTATGAGGGAGCACATAGATAATAACGAGAAGTATCTGAGCAGGAACTATCGACGTGAGAAAGTCTACACTCCACTTGATACTCTGCTGGAAGACTTTACTTTTGATAAAGGAGCGTGATCCATATCTCCCGGCCAGGGTTACGGGTAATAAATTTTTGGAGGGAAAAACAATGCTAACTAAACAACTATTAAAAGAAACGTTTGAAAAAGCTAAGGAAGAAAATAGTGAATTCGTTTTTGTCGGAATTGAGGCAGAGGGAGTCCAAGAAACCATTTGCATTCCACAACGTTCTTTTAATGAAAAACAAGCATTTTACGAGCGCAGCTATACCGATGAGCTAGTGCATGTTATGAATAAAAATGTATTTATTCGTGGCTTGTCATATGGCAGCTCGGAAGAATTAGATATTATCGCTTAACATTTGTCTTTAGCCACTAGACGTTATAAACAGGGCTTTTTATTATGCACTCATTCGCAGCTATGCGTTAAATAGCTAATCCATCGTGGACTCTACCACGTAAAAATAATGTAGGAGGAATCGAAAATGAACAGAGAAGAATTGAAGGCGCTTGGTTTATCTGATGAGCAGATCGACAAGATTATGCTTGCTCACGGGAAGGTAGTCAACGCTACAAAAGAAAAAGCTGATAAAGTTGAAGGTCTGGAAAGTCAGATTAATGACTATAAGGAGCAGCTGGAAGCCCGCGACAATCAGTTGAAAGAGCTGGGGGAAAAAGCCAAAGGAAATGATGAGTTGACTGCTCAGATTGAAGATTTAAAGCAGCAAAATGAAACTGTGAAAACCGAATATGAGCAAAAGCTTCAGCAGCAAGCGTTTAACCACAAGCTGGAAAGCTCTTTAACAGGTGCCAAGGTTAAGAATACGAAAGCTTTAAAGGCTTTACTGGACCTGGACACTATCAAGCTGGATGGTGAGCATCTGAAAGGCCTTGACGACCAGCTGAATAACCTGAAAGAAAGTGACCCGTATCTGTTTGAGGAAGAGACTGAGCCAAACACGCCCTCGATCGTTACTCCCGGTAATCCGAATGGTGGAAAAAGCCAGGGTAATGATGATCACTTTGCGGCGAAGCTGGCTAAATACAATTAAAAGAAAGAAGGAATAATCTATGAAAAAGCAATTTAAACCGTTTTTACCACTAAACAACATTCAGTTCTTTGCTTCTGGAACGGCAAACCAAAACAAAGCAGCTCGTAGTTATCAGAAGGAATTCAGGCAGCTATTACAGGCAGTGTTCCGGAGCCAGGCGTATTTCCGTGACTTTTTCGGTGGTGGTATCGAAGCGCTGGACGGTGTGCAGCACAATGACACAGCTTTCTACGTAAAAACAAGCGACATTCCTGTTGTAGTTGGAAACGAGTACAACAAAGATGAAAACGTAGGTTTTGGAGAAGGGACAAGCCGTAGCACTCGTTTTGGACCTCGTAGGGAAATCATCTACCAAGACACGCCAGTGCCTTACACTTGGGAATGGGTTTACCACGAAGGTATTGATAAGCACACAGTAAACAACGACTTTCAGGCAGCTGTAGCAGACCGTCTTGATCTGCAAGCAAACGCAAAGATTAAACAGTTTAACGCACAGCACAGCAAGTTTATTTCCAGCATTGCTGAAAAAACAGAAACCCTTACTGACTACAGCGCTGACAACGTTCTTCGCCTTTTCAACGAGCTGTCTAAGTACTATGTCAACATTGAAGCGATCGGAACGAAAGCAGCTAAGGTTTCTCCGGAGCTGTATAACGCTATTGTGGACCATCCGCTAACTACGAGCGCAAAGAGTTCTTCTGCAAACATCGACCAAAACGGGATTGTGAATTTTAAAGGATTCGCTATTCAAGAGATTCCGGAATCTATGCTTCAGAGCGGAGACGTGGCTTACACGTATATCACAAACATTGGTAAAGCATTTACTGGTATCAATACCTCTCGTATTATCGAATCTGAAGACTTTGACGGAGTAGCTCTGCAGGGTGCTGGTAAAGCCGGGGAATTCATCCTGGACGACAACAAAAAGGCTGTTGCTAAGGTAACTTCCACTCCAGAAGGGTAAGGTGATCTAATTGGCAAAGTATAAGGTTACTAAAGTTCCGCTTAATGATAAAAACACAGGAAAACCTTTGAAAAAAGGCGATGTAGTAGAGCGCTTAGTTAAAGAGATGGACGAGTTCGAAGGGAAACATGGTACAGAATACTTTGAACGCATTGATAATAAAGAAGACGGCGAGGAGGGCGAATAAGCTCTCCTCTTTTTTCTGAGGAGGGGTATAATGCCTTATCTCACGTATGAAGAATTTATGGATCTTAACGGCAGAGATATTGACGATAAGAAGTTTGAAAAGCTGCTGCCTAAAGCTTCAGCTATCATTGACGGGGTGACTGGCCACTTTTATCAAAAAGTTGATATGGAAAAGGATAACGCCTGGCGAGTTAATCAGTTTAAGCTGGCCCTGTGTGCCCAAATCGAATACTTTGACGCTTTAGGTGCAACAACATTCGAAGAGATAAACAATTCGCCACAGACATTTCAGGCAGGGAGAACGAGCGTATCTAATGCCAGCCGGTACAATCCATCAGGAGCTAACGAAAGTAAGCCTCTGGTGGCTGAGGACGTTTACATTTATCTTCAGGGAACAGGGCTTCTCTTTCAGGGGGTGAAAACATGGTAATGCCCAAGCCTCCTATAGATTTTCTAGTGGATTCATTTATGTACAAAGAGTACATGGGAGAAAACAGTTGGTCAGAACCTGAGTATGCAAGACCTGTATTGATTAGTAATTGTCGTATAGATCGGGGAGCTGAGTACACCTCAACTACATCCGGAAGGCAGCTGCTATATAATGCAGTTGTTTTTTGTTATGAGGGAATGACTACCCCCCTGCCGCAGTTTAAAGCACAGTCTGTTCTTCACTTTGATGGGCGGGATCATGTGATAACTAAAGTAATCCCTAACCATGAAGCTTACAGCAAAACCCTCTACTCCTACGAGCTGGAGGTGGTCTGATGCCTAAAATTAGAGTGGAGTTAAGCGGAGCTAAGGATAAACTGAGCCCTCAAACACAACGTAGAGGGCAATATGCAATGGCGAACCAGATGCTTCAGGATATGAACCAGTTTGTTCCGATGGAAGAAGGGATTTTAAGGTTAACCGGAAACATTAGCAGCGATGCAGAGGAAATCTACTACAATACGCCATACGCCAAAAGGCGATTTTATGAACCAGCCTATAACTACACCACTCCTGGCACAGGGCCAAGATGGGATATGAAGGCAAAAAGGTTGTTTATATCTGATTGGGAGAGGGCTTACATGAAGGGGGCTAACTGGTAATGGATTTTATCGAAAGATTAACAGAAAGAGTGAATAGCATACCAGGGCTCCCAATCTCCTGCAAAAAGGGTTATCTGGGGACAGAGGAATCATTTGTGGTCTATCCTCTTCCAGGTTCAAGGACTGTTTCACAGTACATGGATGGTACGAAGGATAGGCGACTTAACTATGAGTTTGCGATGAAATCGAAGTCACAGAGAAAAATCGATGAAACCTTATGGCTGGTGCAAAATGTGCTGGACGATCTAGGGGAGTTGGAAAGCGCTGATGGCAGTTTTGAGTTTGAAGGTATTGACATTACAAACACACCTTTTATCAACAATGCTGATAATCAAGGCTGGTTTGTTTTTTTATTAGATGTGCAAGCCAAAATAACAGTTTTCGAGGAGGAATAAAGCATGGCAAGATTAAAAAACGCTGAGAGGCAACACTTTGTACAAGCTTATGAGCCAGGGCAGGACGAGCCAGGAGAAGACTGGCTTGAGTTAGCGAAATATATTTCCACTATTGGGGATGACACCAACGAAGAAACAGAAGACGAGGCATTCTATGATGGGGATGGCACGCCGGAAACAACCGTTATCTCCGTTGCACAAGGCTACACACCTGAAGGGTATTACGACCCGGAAGACCCTGCACAGGCATTGATTGCAGGGCTTAAATACAAAACGGGAGACGGCCGAAAGATTTGGCACCGGGTTGTTCGTTCCGATGGAAAAAAAGAATGGGTAGGACGTGCCACTGTCTCTTCTATCGTAGCCGGTGCGGGGGATGCATCAGCTTATGAAACATTTAGTTGTAACATTCGTTTTGACCGCATTCCAGAGGAAAATGATCTAACAACACCAGAAGGTTAAGAGGGGCTTAAAGCCTCTCTTTATTTTTTATGAGGAGGTAAACCATGACACAGGAATTGAAAATTGACATACAGCGAACGGGATTTCCGGTTAAAGTAGGGGCTGTAGAGATGTGGTTTGACAGCTCTCTTGAAAACCTCAGGCGTTTTTTTAATGTGGATGAAATAGCTCAGGAGAAATTAAAAGAAGCTCAGGAAAAAGCAAAACATATCCACTTTCCGGAGGAACCCACGGAAGAAAACCTGGACGTTGAAACAATCGATGCTGCCTTTGATGTAAACAAAGAGTTTATTGCCGCTCAGTATGACATCATTTTTGGAGATGGCGCATTCAAAAAAATCTACAAAAAGTACCCCGACATAATCGCCCTGGAAAATGCCTTAGATATAGTTGGAGTAGCTATAGCACAACGGATCGAGGAACTGGAAGCTGAACGGTCTGAGAAATCCGAAGCTAAAAAGGCTGAATACCTGAATAAAAAAGCTAAAAAGAAGTAGGTGATTAAATGCGGTTGAATGACCCTTTAATCACCTCTTTTGTTTATAAGGATCAGGAATATGCAATTGACCTAGCTTTTGACAATGTATTGGATGTATTTGATGCGCTCAATGACCACGATTTCAGCATTTCCGGAAAGATAGATGTGTGTCTCAAGCTCCTTTTAAATAGGGATTTTGAAGGCCAGGAAGCTATGGAGCTCTGGAATCATATCTATGAAGAATTTATCCACATTGAAGATAAGCAGCGAATTGAATACGACTTGAAAGGAAATCTCATGCCTCAGAAGGAGCAAAAAAGGCTTATCGACTTTGAAAGAGATGCAGAATACATTTTCGCTTCCTTTCAGCAGGCTTATCACATGAATCTTTTTAAAGAGCAAGGGAAGCTCCATTGGCGAGAGTTTCAAGCCCTCTTGAACGGTTTACCTTCGAATACGATCATGCAGCGCATTATCCAAATTAGGATGTGGGAACCGCAAAAAGGTGATTCAAACGAGTACAAGCAAAAGATGCTGGAATTGCAAAAGGTGTATGCCCTGGAAGATCCGGAAGAAGAGGAGGTGGGATAGATGTCAGACGGCCGCATATCGATAGATATTGAAGTTGATGGGAAACAGGTCGGGGTCGCTTCGAAAGAATTAGATAGGCTGGAAGCTTCCGGTCATAAATCTGGTAAAGGAGTAAAGGAAGCGGAGGACGGTTTAAAAGGTGTCAGCCAGGAATCAGCCAAAGCAGGCAGTAACATTAAAAAGTTTGCTACTGCAATCGGGCTTGTGGCTATTGCTGCCGGAGCATTTAAAGTCTTGCGTGCCTCTCTGGATGATGCCATTGCGCGTTTTGACACACTGAACCAATTTCCAAAAGTCATGGAACAAGTTGGATTCAGTACTGATGAGTCAACTGCAGCTGTTGAAAAATTGAGAGATGGCGTAACAGGTCTGCCTACTCCACTTCAGGATGTCGTAAGTACAGCTCGTGGTATTGCAGTCATGACTAAGGATTTAGATGGTGCTGTTGATACGACACTTGCTTTGAACAATGCATTTTTAGCTTCTGGATCAAGTACAGGCGATGCTCAACGCGGCTTGCAGCAATACCTTCAAATGCTAGCCAAAGGAGAAGTTGATCTTCAATCTTGGAGAACCCTTCAAGAGACAATGGGGCTCGCTCTTAACGAAGTAGCAGAGTCTTTTGGTTTTGCTGGCGAATCAGCGCAAAATGACTTATATGCAGCTTTACAAAGCGGAGAGATTACATTCAAACAATTCAACGCCCGTATCATTGAGCTGGATGGAGCCGTTGGAGGATTTGCTGAAAGAGCCTTAACTGGTAGTGAGGGTATTTCAACCTCTATGGCTAACTTAAGAACAGCAACAGTGAATGGTGTGGCGGCTGCAATTACAGCTTTAGATAATCTCTCAAGAGATGTAACAGGAAATAATATAGCGCAAAACATTGACGGCATGAAAGATATAATCAGTGCATCATTTAATGTAATTGTTGGGGCGATTGAGAGTTCCACCCCATACGTACAGGCCTTTGCAGGCGCAGTAGGGGCAACATTGCCTGTTGTACAAGCCTTATCCCCTGTCTTAATCGGTATGGCTTCAGCATACGCCATGCACGCTGTAATTAATACTACTATAGCAGCCCTTAAAGCCTCACAAACTGTCACAGCGGCTGTTACGGCTATCAAGAAGCTTTATACATTAGCAGTTTTACAGAACGCTCATGGCCACGTTACCTTAACAGCTGCTACACATGCATCCGCTATAGCAACGAGAGCGAAAGCAGCTGCAACCACTGCCGCAACTGCTGTAGAGCTGTTATTTACACGGCAAATTACACTTGCTCAGCTGGCTATGTTGGCTAAAGCAGCAGCCGCAAATGTGTTAGGTGCCGCATTAAGGTTTATGTCCGGCCCAATCGGCTGGGTGACGCTCGGTATTGGCGCTCTAGTTGGTGCGGTAATAGGTGTGGTTAAGTGGTTTAACAGAGCATCTGAAGAATCTGAAAGGCTAAACGCCGAAACGGAGGAATTAGGTACTGCCACAGATACGCTGATTGATTCCGTGAATAATACTTCAAAAGCTTACCAGGACAGCCTGGGTGATATAGAAGCTAACTCCCAGGCAAATAAGGAAGCAGCTGAAAGAATAGAAGAATTAGCCGCGAAGGAAAATAAATCCGCAGCAGAAAAACGGATGCTGCAAGATGAAATCGAAAGTTTAAACGGGCGTGTTGATGACTTAAACCTATCTTATGACGAAGAAGCAGATGCTTTGAATATGTCCTCTGAGCAGTTAGAAGCCCGTGTGGACATTATGAAGGAAGAAGAAAGCTTGTTAGCCGCTCGGGAAAGGCAAGTAGAAATTTCAAAAGAAATAAACGATGCGGAAATGCAGCTAAAAGAAATCAATGCTCTCAGGGAAGAATGGAACCAAAAACTTGAGGAAGGCAGTGTTAAGAGCAAGGAACACAAAGAGGCCATTGCTGAACTGGACGAGCAGGAACAGGCTTTGACAGATACTTTAGAAGGGTTATCCGTCCAGCAAGCGGAAACGGAAGACCAAATTACTACTTCTACAGAAAACATTACTGCCGCTATCGAATCTGGAAATCTAAGGCAAATAACTTCTTATGAAGATTTGGAAGATCACCACAAAAAAGTCTTCGATAACATGGCTGAACGCTATGATGATTTGGCAGAACATGCCACAAATGCTTTTGATAAAATGAACGATGAATCGAAAGCAACTGCTGAAGAAATGATCGAAAATCTCGAACACAACCAGGAAATGACCAGGCAGTGGAGTGAAAACGTTGCTGAATTGTACGATTGGGCAGGAAAAGAAGGTCATGACGGATTCTTGCAGTGGTTGGAAACGATGGGCCCTGAATCAGCTGCAGAATTACAAGTTGTGCGGGACATGAGTGACGATGAATTAAAACGTTTTGCAGAACTGATGGACGAAGGGGCAAATGTAGCCACAGACAGCCTAAAAACATCCCTGGGAGAAGGACTTGACGAAGCAGTTGATGTAATGATCAACTTTGTGGACGATGGGTCCTCGACACTGAGAGATCAAATTACTAGCTCTGGTTTTGATGAAATCGGAAACATGATTCCGGAGGGCATCATAGGCGGGATTGAAGATGGTACTCCTGGAGCTGCTAAAGCCTCTGAAGATATGGCCATTCAAGTCAGTGATTCATTTAAATCCGCTGCAGCTATTCATAGCCCGTCCAGGGTGTTCGAGGATCATGGTGTTAACCTCGCAGCAGGGGTGGAAGTGGGTATTACAAAAGGTACTGCTAAGGTAGTCAAGGCTATTCAAAACATGTTTAAGGCAATACAGGCCGATTCTGCCAGAAGTTTTAGCGATATAACAAGAAGTTATGATGATGCGGTTAATCAAATTGATAAATCACTGGCTAAACTACCTGAAGTTACGCAGAAATCCATGCAAAACATGCTGGACAGGTTGAGGAATGGGGCACAAGCACAAATTAGCATGATGCGCTCCTTGAATGCGGATTATGACAGGTCAATCAGGCAGATTGAGACTAACTTAAACAGACTGCCTGTTATCGCTAACCAATCAATGACTGATATGCTGGGCAGATTAAGGACAGGAGCCCAGGCCCAGGTAATGATCATGAGGTCGCTGTCTCGGGATGTACTGACTCCTTTCAATAGCACTCCTGCTCAGTTTAACAGGATTGGGCAAAACATCATGGCTGGGCTAAATGCAGGAATTAACGCTAGACGAGGTCAAGTTATGTCAACAGTCAGAGGAATTGCGAATGAGATTACACGAACGATGCAACGGGCACAAAGAATCAATTCTCCCGGACGCGAAATGCGGGATAAGGTTGGGAAGTGGATACCGGAAGGCGTGGCGGTAGGTATTCGCGAAAACGCTAAAACCGTCTATCGAGAACTTGAAAAATTATCGACTGGTATGACGATGGCGGTCTCCCCAGAACAGGCTGCGGGTGTCCACAGAATGGCTTATACCAGTGGTGGTTATCATGCATCAGGGGTTAAAAATAGTTCTCCCACCACCACTAAGAAGGTTGCCGATAATCGAACGAACGATAAGCAACCTGCTGTAATCAACGTTTATGTGGGTAGCAAGCAAGTTGCAAGTGAAATCGTAGATGACATCACAAGTTTACAAAACAGAAAGTCTAACAGAAAAAGAAGATACCCGAAAGGTGGAGGTGCATTTGCGTGATATTTAATGGCATAAAAAAAGACTATCTAAGAGTAAATCGTGAATTGTTCAGGCCACCGACACCTCCTATTGAATTTCAAACAAGGCCTCTTGCAAAAGGTGGTGAGCGCGTCAGAAAACGAAGGATGACGGGTATGGAGCTTCCTGTTCCTATTACAATTCGTAGTGAACAACGTATAGAAACACTTAAAGAAGATTTATCTAATTGGCTCGTACACAATGAAGCGAAAAAACTTAGTTTTACAGATACCCCTGATCGTTATTATTTGGCACGCTATCAGGGGATGGAATTACGGGAATATCCACATTATGCAAAAGGAACGCTCATGTTTTATCTACCTGTAGCCTACAGATTCGGGAAAGACAAAACTATTAATGTAACCACCACACAGCAACAACACGAAATAACCGGCCAGGAATCAACGCCCTGGACTCTGGAAGTAACCTTTTCGGAAAACAGAAACCGCTTTGAGTTCTGGGCCGGGGATAACTATTTGCGCTTGAATTATAACTTTATAACAGGTGACAAGTTAATTGTTGAGTACACAGGCAGGAAAGTAAGGTTACGTGATCTGGATTTAAGGCGAACTGTTAGTATGAGCAGCCACTTTGAGGAATTGGGGCCTGGGCCAGTGAGTATGCGAGCGAGTCACCCTTGTACTTTAACTTATACGGAGAGGTATTATTAGGAGGGTTTTTGATGGAAGAAAGAATCAGTAATTTAGAAACGGAGATAAGTGAATTGAAAGGAGAGATTTTTAGGCTCCATTCTATCATTGGAGAATTTCGGAAGGATTTTATGACAGCATCCAAAAGAATAGATACTCAAATATCATTGAAGGTTAACTCTAGTGATATTTTAAAAACGTATGAACGAGCACGAAGGGTGAAAGGGCGTTAACTTTTTCGGAGCTCGTTAACAAAAAAAAGGAGGGAAATTACAATGAGAAAACAACTGGTGAGTAATGATAAACAGTCTTCCTTAGACTTGGAAACAGGAAAGTTAGAAATGAAAGACGTGAAAAAGAAAGAAGCTGTAGAAAAAGTTGAGGGGCATCGATTTAGCCTTGGAAGCGCAAGTGCCTCATGTGAGTGGGATGTTGTAGCTGAAGATGAAACGCAGCTTGACCGGATTGAGAAGAAAATGGACAGAATCCTTGAACTGTTGGAAGGTAAGGAACTGTCCACTTCAATTAACCTGGATGGTAAAAAGATTGCTGAATCATTGAAATCGCAGATAGAAATTCTTAATCATCGTCATGATCGATTAAGTCGAGGTAATCCAAAACATCGCAAACAATAGATTCGGCTAGGTGACCTGCCTTAACATATGCAGTTGCAGTCAATTTAGGGATGACGATATTATAAAAATCATCTTGAGTCACTCCATTACTTTCTTGCAGTACAGCTTCTATCTCTTTAAATAATTCATCTCTAGTCTCTTTACGAGCGTTATCAATTATCTTATCTAAGCATTTACCGGATATTTTTTATCCATATATACTCACCTCCCTCCTAACTTTCCATTATTCGACAGTGGAGGGATTATTCCTTTAGAAAGGAGGAAACCCATGCCAGAATTATACATTTTCAGTCAAAATGATGAACCATTAACAATAATCACAGAAGATACAGGGCTTGTCAGTGCGCCAGTTAGAATCGAGGTTAACAGCGTACCGGACACGCCTTTTTCTTTTACTGTGGAAGCAGATGCTGAAAACGCCAAGTATGTCAAAGAAGAAAATAAAGTCGTCTATCGTGACCATGAAGGCGATTTGCGGTTAGTTGTAATAAGAGAATTGGACGACAGTGACGATGAAGAAGGTCCATTAACTACAGCGATCTGCGAGCCAGAATTTATGGAGCTTGCCGAAACGTTTGTTCTGGATAGACGTTTCTCTGACAGAACAGCCCAATTTGCGCTAGATGCAGCGCTAGAGAATACAGGTTGGGTTGGCGAAGTCGAAGTAGATTTAGGACTTGCCTCAACTAACTTTTACCGTACACGAGTGGTGGATGCGATTATAGAAATCATTTCTACCTGGGGCGGAGAGTTTAAGGACGTTGTTGAGTTTGACCATGAGAATAACATCGTGTCCCGGAAAATTAAAATTTTGCAACGATTAGGAAAAGATCATGGTCAACGATTCGAGATCGATCACAATATTATCGAAATTGGACGTACCGTTCTATCTTATCCTGTTACTGCAATGTATGGGTGGGGCGCATCCTTAGAGATTGAAGACGATCAGGGCGAGCACACAGGCGGCTATACACGTTATATCGACTTTGCGGATGTCGAATGGCGAAAATCAAATGGAGATCCAGTCGATAAGCCCTTAGGTCAAAAATGGGTAGGGGACCCGGAAGCGTTTGAAAAATATAAACGATTTCGAGGTGGTAAATGGATACACCGTTTTGGTGAGTTTTCTAACCAAAATTACGATGAACCGGAAGAATTATTGTGGGCTACTTGGCAGAATTTGCAGGAGAACAAACGACCGGCAGTAAATTACCGGCTATCTGTTGATTTATTTGACGATAAAGTCAGTCTTGGAGATACAGCAATCGCCATTGACCGGTATTTTTCCCGTCCGATTGAGATACAAACCCGAATCATAGCAATGGAATATGATTTGCTGGATATTGATGGCACGATGATAGTGGAAATGGGACAATTCCTTGACTTGGAAGATAATAGATTGGACGAGGTAATAAATGAAGTCGAACGAATTAGAAACAGGCCTGCAAGGGTAACGGAGGGCAGCTTCCCAGACCGAATCCCACCCGTCCCGGCTAACATAAGAGTAGAGGATGGATATAACGACATTCAGCTTTACTGGGACTATCCGGACGTTATCTATATCAAGCATTATGAAGTTTACGGCTCCCAGGTGCAAGGCTTTGTTCCTGACTCACAGCATCTGTTAGGCAGGCCAACGACAGCTGCATTTCATCATCGAGCTGCAGTAGATCAAAAATGGTACTTCCGGATCCGGGCTGTGAACCATCACGGCCGGGCGAGTGATTATTCTCCTGAAGTTTCCGGCAGCACTCTGCGTATAATAACAGATGACATTTTGTTCGGCGAAAAAGTCGCTGAAATGGTCCGGCGGGATATGCTGATTGCTGAAATGATTGCTGATGATTCAATCACGTGGGATATGGTGAGTGAGACTGCCAAGAATCGTATTCAGCAGGATGCAAAAGATTATACAGACGAAGAAATAACTCTTGTTGAAAACTCCTTAATGAATCAGATAGCCGATAAAGCCGGCCTTGATTATGTGGACGGACAGCTGCAGTTAAAAGCAGATCAGGCAAACGTTGATGATCAAATATCTACAGTCATGCAGGAGCTTGCTGATAAGGCGAGCCTTACTTATGTGGATGGGCAGCTGGTGGACAAAGTAAATGTTGGCACTGTCTATACCATATCTGAGATAGATAACAAGTTTGATAATGTTGTTTCACTAACCAGGTACACCACGGATATGGACGGTGTGGTTACTGAACTGGAAAGTCATGAAACGCGTATTTATCAGACAGAGCAGGGATTAGGTTCAAAGGTTGAACAGACTACTTTTAATCAGTTGGTAGATGATGTAGGTACCATCGGAAGCGAACTAAATCAGGCGAAAACAAGTATTGAGCAGAACGCTACCGCTATACAATCGAAGGCTGAACAATCTACAGTTAATTCACTATCGGGTGAGGTGTCAAATTTATCAAGCACCGTCACTCAACATGCCGGATTGATTCAGCAGAAAGTGGATAGTACTACTTATCAAACAGATCAGGATGGTATTGTTACTCGGTTTGAAAGTGTTGAAAGTGTCCAGGAGCAACATGCGGGGTTGATTAGCAGTAAAGTGGATGCTACTTATGTGAGTGGTGCTATTGCGGATATTGAGGTTGGTGGGAGGAACTTAGCCAGTAAAGATTTAGTTGCGAGATGGGGATCAGGAACAGTATCATTAAATAATTATGTATATACTATAACTTCTGGTTCTAGCGGTACAGGTATTAGAGTGAGTAGTAGTGTATTTGAACCACATACAGACTATATAATGTCTTTTAAAATTAGAAAGATAAGTGGTACTGTAACCACATTAGCGGGACATTCAAGTTTGATGTCAGCAAGCAAAGTTTATAGAAATGGCGAGTTAATATCAGAAAATAATTGGTCAAGTGGTACAGGAGTAAATGAATACCCAGACACAGACGATGTTTACGAATATGTTATTTATTTTAGAACAGGATCTTTATCCTCTAGTGATAATAACCTTTATATTCAGCCGAACCGGGCACATTATGGTTACGGTTATACTGTTGAAGTTTGGGATTTGCAAGTCGAAAAAGGCAACAAAGCCACAGACTGGACACCTGCACCTGAAGATGTACAGCAACAAATTGACGATGCGAACAACATTATTTCAAACCATACCACCCTGTTCGAACAAACTGAAAGAGCCATTAACCTACGAGCAACTAAAACTGAGGTTAATGCCATTGAAGGAAGGTTGAGCCAGGCTGAATCAACATTATCTGTGCAAGCTAGTGAAATAGAAGCAAAAGTAGACGTTGATGGAATAGTAACATCCCTCAATCTATCCCGGGAAGGTGTAAGAATTGATGGAGCATTAATCGAATTAAACGGTCAGACTCTTATCCGAAACGGGATTATCGGTACAGCTGCCATTGCTGACGGTGCTATCAGCCGGGCGAAGTTAGGAACAGCTGTTGTTGATACGCTACAGGTGGCAGACGGTGCAATTACTAATGCAAAGATAGCCAGTTTGAATGCGGATAAAATTAATACTCCTTCTTTAAGTGCTATTAGTGCAAACATGGGAACGGTAAGATCAGGAAGATTACTTTCTAATAATAACAACATGGATTTAAATTTAAATACTGGCACACTCCATATGCAAAATGCTGATTTTACTTTGGGTGGTGGTGCATCCATTGTTTTTGCAGATGCAGGTAATAAAATAACTTATAGTATTTTAGGACCTAATAATTTTTTTCGTACTGCCGGATTTGGGGTTGGTAGGGTAGCAGGAAACGATTTACCGTTTAGTTATGTTGGTACTACTCCTAGAGGTAATCTTGACACGTTAGATAGTAGTTTTTCCGGTCTTATGACACACACGACATACCACATAAATAATAATGATGCTTCTAATTCTATTTCGGGAAACCGTTTTGCTTTAAGGAATACTGCTGTTGGGTGGGATAGAGGTATTAATTTTAATTGGAATGATACTTCTATAAGGACGATATCACCTGGTAACTTTGACTATGAGATTGGAACTTTTAGGCGTATTTATGGAAAACAATCTTTAAGTTTTACAAATTATTTTAATGAACGAAGTGGTTGGTTAATGGAAACGCAGTATTCTGGTAGTGGAGCAGATATTGTATTTAGAGGTTCTTTCGGGGCTGATTATAATTATCAAATTGGTCAAAATTCCACTAATAATGCAATACGTAATATTTATTTAAGAAATCAACCTGTCATTGTTTCGGATGAACGTGCAAAAGAAGATATATCTGATAATACAACAGGGTTGAGTTTTATTAATTCCATTAAAACAAAAATGTTTCGATTAAAGCAAAAGCCGAGTGAGGGAGTAAGAAACCCGTTACAGTTTGGTTTTATAGCACAAGATATAGTCAAGGCACTTAATTTTCAAGAGATTGATATAGACGATCATACAATTATAGGGGTTGGTGAAGATGGTCTGTACAATCTTAAAGAAATGCAACTAATTGCCCCTACTATAAAGGCTGTACAGGAAGTAGACAAAAAAGTAATAAAGTTGGAAGATGAGGTTAATTGGTTAAAAATAGAAAACCAGTTATTAAGAAATGAAATAAAAGAACTTAAAAATAAAATTGCTTAAAAGGAGAGTTAGTTATGATTAAAATACAATACAAGCATTTAAAGAATACTTCAGATTTTTTATTAAATACAATTACGGCAAAGGGAAAGAAAAATATTCACCGTATGAGGGTTGTAAAAGTGTTACAGGAAAAGAATGATAAAGTGGGAGAGGAAGAATTAGAGTTATTAAAAGAATATGCTAAGACAGATGAGAATGAGGAGTTTGTGCGCTTACCAAACGGAAACCTTGATATTGAAGACCCTAAAACATTTAAGTCTCAACAAGAATCATTATATGATGAGTACTTTATGATTGATGATAAAAACTTAGTACCGGCTTTAAATACCGTAGAAAAACTGGTGAATGATTTTGACAAAGAGCTCTCAGGCAAGCAAGCTGAGGCTCATTTTATTTTAGTAGAGGCTTTTGAAAACAAAAAAGAAGAAAATAACGAAAACGGAAAGGATGATGAGTAATGGGTTTAGTTACTAATCTAGAAATCAGAATAAATTCGATTCAGTTTGTGGACGATGAGCGTGTGAACGTCCGTTTCCAAGGCGTAGACCAGGAGGGGCAGATTAACCTTAACGGGTATGTAGTGGCCACCCAGATGGAATATTTCCAGAATGCAGGAATGGATCCTTTGAAAGAGCTGGTTAAGCAGAAGATTGTTGAGCGAATAGAAGGTACAGGAGTAGAAGAGGAAGGCGCTGCTGAATAGTAGCGTCTTTAGTTTTGTCCACAGAGGGATTTACTACTAAGGGAAGTTGGGGGATTAGGCATATGCCGGAGGAGGACCTAGAGATGCGCAACAGGGTGGATGACCATGAAAATAGGATACAATCACTTGAATCGTACCGAGTTGAACAAGAAAAGATTAACTCAGAAATTAGACAGCAAATGACTTCTACGGAAAATACAGTGTTGAAAGAATCATCAAAACAGCAGGAGCTTTCACAAAGGTTGCTCGATCATGTGTTAGAGAACGATATATATTCCCGGAAATCGGTTCGCGAAAGAAAGGAATATACCCAGAAACAAGTGTGGAAGATAGCCGGAATTTTGGCAGGTAGTGGGGGACTGCTGTATTTGTTAATAGAGTCATTTGCTCGATAAAAGGGAGGCTTTTAAATGGATTTCACAACAGAATTCGCACCATATGTTGGACTGGCAGTGATTCTTTATGCTATTAGACAGACCGGCGCTATACCGAATGCTTATATACCTATAACGGCAATCCTCCTGGGGGTGCCGTTTTCTTTTTGGGAGCATGGTGGTGTTTCACCAGAAGCATTAGTAACTGGGTTGCAGTATGCATTGTTGGGTGTGGGAACTGTCGCTGGTATTAAGTATTTTCTTGAGACTAAAAAAGAGCGAAAGGATGATAGGTTATGAGTTTCAAAACAGAATGTGCATTGTGTGGTCAGGAGATTCCTTATGATGAAAAGTGTTTCATGGAAGGTAATCATGGAGAACCGACTTGTTTGACCAAAGAGGAGTGCAAGGCTCCAGAAGAATGGGAAGCAGATGTAGTCAGTGACGATGAGCTTGAGGAAGGGGGCGAACAGTAATGAGTGTACCATTTAACGTATTGAACCGTCCTGTGAAAGTATTTATCGATGCTGGCCACGGTGGCTCCGATCCGGGAGCTGTAGCCAATGGACTTCGGGAAAAGGATTTATGTCTTCAAGTAGCCCTTGCCGTTAAGACTATCCTGGAAAATGAGTATGAGAATGTAGAAGTAAGACTTAGCCGGGAAACTGACGTATTCCTAACTCTTGGAGAACGTTGCCGCCTTGCAAACAATTGGGGAGCAGATATTTTTATCTCCATTCACTTCAATGCATTTACGCCAGCTGCTACAGGGTTTGAAACGTTCCGTTATCGTAATGCTCCGAACAGAACAAGGGATGCCCATGTAGAAATACACCGGGTTATGTTTGCTCAGGCATTCCGTGGGAAAATGCCAGACCGTGGCTCCAAAACTGCGGGTTTTTATGTTGTTAAAAACACGAACATGACGGCAGTTCTTACTGAGGGTGGTTTCCTCACTAACTCAAACGATGCTCGACACCTTAAATCAGGTGCTTTCCTCAGGGAAGTTGCGGAAGCTCATGCAGCTGGTATAGCTTCCATATTCACCAGTGTGAAAAAGCGCCAGGCGAAGAGCAACAAGCCTTCTCCTTCTATTACAGAATGGACAGGCCAAGTACTAAGGCATGGAGAACGCGGACCACTTGTGCGTAGTCTTCAGGAACAATTAATTGACAAAGGTTTTGATCTGGGAAGGTATGGCGCAGATGGAGTGTTCGGAGATATTACACGTAATGCTGTAAGAGACTTTCAGCGTGCAGCTGGTATCGCTGTTGACGGTGTGCCAGGACCACAAACATTTAGAGCTTTGAAAGCCTATCAGCCTGATAAAGGTCAGATGGTTATTGTTGATGTTGATCGTCTTAATGTAAGGAGCAGGCCATCATTTGCAGACTCTGCAGTATCCAGTCAAGTTAGAAGGGGAGAAGCTTTTACAATCGTAGAGCGTGTGAATGTGGCAAATAGTAATACAGATATGTATAAGTTGAAATCCGGTCTTTATATTACGGCCAGTGAGAACTTTGTGCGTACCAGGAGTGCATAACAAAAAAAGAGCCCGGTTAATTCCGGGCTTTTTT